CTTTCCAATTCTGTTCGTCTAGCCAGTCATCCGTATAAGTTCGTACCGATACGCCGGGAACAAAAGGGAAATAAGTATGGTAGCAGTTTGCTCCACATAGTCCGATTACTGTACCGAGTCCACAGACATCATACAATTGCTGTTGACTCCACACTCTGCCCTGCCATATCGTATGCGTTGGTCTCGCCCCTGCGTGCCATTCCACTTCAAAATATTCCGTACCGAGCTTTTCAGCATTATATTCCGCAATCTTCCCAGAAAGCTGCGTCAGTCCGGTCATGACAGCCCGTCTTGCTGCGACCTCGATTCGATTTGCATAATCATTTCGGATGTGTACTTAGCATTTTGCTTTTTCGTATTTGTAGCAACTCTGCCTTTCATATCCAGATAAATTCTCTCACGTTCCTACTTGAGTCCCATTTTCTTCGAAAACCTTGAGCCACGTTATAATTACTATCAGAATCCCATATAGAACAACCGCCATTTCAACCGCTGTTCTCCATTCAAAATACAACTTCATTCTATTTTTCTCCGTAAAAATACCACCGGTCATTACGACTGGTGGTAACTAAAATTCAAATTTACTTTCAATCATATCCTTTATTCTTTTTTCATCTCCTCGATATTCTTTTATCCCTAAAATATCCAAAGAAGCCTTTGCAAACTCTGATATTTGAACTCCCATCATTACCGTCTCATTGTTTTCAGCATTCTTAACGGATTCTATAAACTTTGCATTATCAATACCAAGCCTAGTTCCAAAAATCATTGCATTCAAAAACTCAATAGGAGATGAAGATGTAATACCATCCATAATTGCCTTTACAGATCCATTATGTATTTCGTCTATCCGTTCCTTGATACTATTCATACTTCTTAACCTCCTCATTTCTTAAGCTTTCAAGTCGCTTCACCATATCGCTACGCTTTAACCTTTTTGCTAGCCCTATTTCAATTTGATAAGCATCAATCTCTCTTTGCTTGCATTTTTCATTATCTTCAAAAACTCTAAACCCTAGATATCCATCATCTCTATCATCAGAAAAATGTTTAAATTCATGAAGCCATGCACTATAACTCGCACCATCTTCAATATAAAACTGCCCTGGTAATCCAGGGCTAAGAGCAGGAGAATATCCCATCACATTTCTTCTCCTTATAAGCTCAACACCAGCTTCTCTCAACTCTTTTTTCATTTCTGCAATTTCTTTTGGGTTTGATACCTCCGCATCTCCCATTACTTCCCTCATCGGATCATCTTTTGTATTGAATCTTCTTGATTTTATTATACCAAAATTAGACGTATTTGCAATATGTTTATTAGCTTTACGATCTTCTCTGTAATGCATTAGTGTGTTCGGTGCTACTCTTCCCCGTCCATCAATATAAATTCTCTCCCGTTCTTCCTTTAGTCCCATCTTCCGAGAGAATACCGCATATTCATTAAGCTGTCCTTGGTACTTTGCTTTTTGGAGCATTACTTCCTGTGGATCAGCACCGCCTTTTTGCAATAGCTGCACCTTTTCACGCTGTGCCCGCATAGCAGTTTCCATTTGACGCTGTCTTTGCTTTGCTTCATACAGTGTATATTCTTTACCACGGAACTC